TCTGAGTTTGATCAAATGTTATTTTATTTACCACTGACAGGTTCTACATTTAAAAAAGTTTACTACGATGAAATGATGCAGCGAACAGTTTCTAAATTTGTTCCTGCGGACGATTTAGTTGTTCCGTATACAGCTACCTCATTAGATGATGCGGAAACAATTATACACGTTGTCAAGATGTCTGAGAACGAACTTAGAAAGCAGCAAGTCGCTGGATTCTACAGAGACGTTGAATTAACTCCAGGACAAGACAACGAAACAGATGCACAAAGAAAAGAGCGTGAACTAGATGGAATGGCTAAAGGCAGAAACCAACCCATGTTCACTCTCTTGGAGTGTCATGTTAATTTAGATATAGAAGGGTTTGAAGATACAGATACCCAAGGACAAGCGACAGGGATCAAGCTGCCTTACATCGTGACAGTTGAAGAAGCATCTCGTGAAGTATTATCAATTAGAAGAAACTACGAAGTAGGTGATGCAACTAGAAGTAAGATACAATATTTTGTACATTTTAAATTTTTACCTGGTTTAGGATTTTATGGTTTTGGTTTGATACACATGATTGGTGGTCTATCAAGAACTGCAACTGCAGCTTTAAGATCGCTCCTTGACGCCGGAACCTTTTCGAATCAGCCATCAGGATTTAAAATGCGTGGTATAAAATTACGAGACGAAGCTCAACCATTACAACCGGGTGAGTTTAGAGATGTAGATGCACCAGGTGGTAATCTACGAGATGCGTTTATGCCATTACCGTTTAAAGAACCATCACAAACACTATTACAATTAATGGGTGTTGTTGTGGGTGCAGGACAGAGATTTGCATCTATTGCTGACTTACAAGTTGGCGAAGGCAATCAGCAGGCAGCAGTTGGTACAACAGTTGCCATGTTAGAAAGAGGATCTAGAACAATGTCAGCGATTCATAAAAGATTGTATGCTTCTATGAGACGCGAGTTTAGTTTAATGGCTAGAGTTTTTAAACTTTACTTACCTCCAGTTTATCCATATGATGTTGTTGGCGGTCAAAGACAAATCAAGCAAACTGATTTTGATGACCGAATAGATATATTGCCAGTTGCGGATCCAAATATCTTTTCACAGACGCAGCGGATATCACTCGCTCAAACGGAAATGCAACTGGCAGCTTCTAATCCTGCTATTCACAATCAGTATGAAGTTTACAGAAACATGTACGAAGCGTTAGGTGTAAAAGATATAGATTTAATTTTAAAAAAACCACAGCCACCTATGCCAAAAGATCCAGCACTAGAACACATTGATGCTTTGGGTGGTGTGCCTTTTCAAGCTTTTCCTGGTCAAGACCATCAAGCACACATCACAGCGCATTTAAATTTTATGGAAACTAACATGGTGAAAAATTCACCTGTGATTGGTGCTGCGATACAGAAAAATATACTAGAGCATATTAGTTTGATGGCACAAGAACAGATTGAAATGGAGTTTCAACAAGAATTACCACAACTTGCACAGATGCAACAGATGGCACAGCAAAATCCACAGCTACAACAACAAGTTAGAATGCTGTCAGAGAAGATTGAAGCTAGAAAAGCAGTTCTAATATCAGAGATGATGAGTGATTTTGCAAAAGAAGAAAACAAAATTACATCTAGATTTGATAATGACCCTATTGCAGCTTTACGATCAAGAGAAATAGACCTACAAGCTAGAGAAAATGAACGAAAAGAGCGTGAAGGTAAGGAAAGATTAGACTTAGATCGTATGAAAGCGATGATGAATGATCAAAATCAAGATGAAAAACTAGAACAGAACGAAAAATTGTCTAAATTAAGAGCTGACACGTCAATTCAAAAAACAATTTTAAGTAAAACTATACCATCAACAGATAAAATACCAGATCAAGTGTCAATAATTAGAGGAGGAGAACAATAACATGTGGTTTTCAGCACTTAAACTTGGATTAAACGCGGCAACGCATATTTACAAGAAAAAACAAGAAACAAAAATGAAAATGGCTGATGCACAACTGATGCATGCAGATAAGATGGCCCGAGGAGAGAGCGAGTACCAGGGAAAATTGTTGGAGGCCCGACAATCGGACTGGAAAGACGAGTTCGTATTGGTCGTGTTAACGCTGCCGATATTAGTGATTGCTTGGGGAGTCTTTTCGGAGGATCCGGGTGCGTCTGCAAAGATAAAAGAGTTCTTTGAGCAGTTCCAGCAGCTCCCGTCATGGTTCACAAATCTCTGGATCCTTGTCGTGGCGTCAATTTATGGTATAAAGGGAACACAAATCTTTAAAAACGGAGGAAAAAAATGAGAAAAGATTACGAAACAAGAAATAAAATGATGGGTGGTGGCATGATGAAAAAAAGAACTATGATGAAAGCTGGCACAAATGGTAAACTTAAAATGGTTTCAAAGAATGGAAAAAAAGTTCCTTTCTTTGCTGCTGATGGCAAAGGTGCTAAAGATCTTGGCAAAGCTAAGATGATGAAAGGTGGCCGTGTTAAAAAAATGGGTGGCGGTATGTCTAAGTTAAATCCAGGTCTTAGAAAATTTATGATGGCTAAGAAGAAAGCTAAATAATGGCTGGACCAGGTTTATATGCAAATATAGCAGCTAAAAAAAGAAGAATCGCTGCTGGCTCTGGAGAGAAGATGAGAAAAAAAGGAGCTAAAGGTTCGCCAACTTCAGCTAACTTTAAAAGAGCTGCACAAACAGCGAGGAAAAGATAATGACTAAACTATGTCCTAGAGGTAAAGCGGCAGCGAAGCGTAAATTTAAAGTTTATCCGTCTGCATATGCTAATGCCTACGCTTCTAAAATCTGTGCTGGTAAGATTAAAGATCCATCTGGTGTAAAGAGAAAAGATTTTAGAGGTCCTAAAAAAGCTGAAGGCGGTAGAATATATAAAGCTAAAGGTGGACTAATGGAAGCTACACAAAAACTAAAACGACAAGGTTTTGGAATGGGTGGCGCTTGCATACAAGTCAAAGGTTTCGGTAAGGCACGAAGACCAAATAAATAAAATGGCAAAGAATGGTTTAAAAAAATGGTTTGCACAAAAATGGGTAGATATTGGGAGCAAGCGAAAGGATGGTTCTTTTGCAAAGTGTGGCCGTTCAAAACAAAAAGCGGACGCAAAAAGAAAGTATCCGAAGTGTGTCCCACTTGCAAAGGCGAGACGTATGTCAGAGGGCCAAAGAAAATCTGCCGTTGCAAGGAAACGGGCAGCTGCCAATGTGGGACCAAAACCGACTAACGTAAAAACTTTTACAAAAAGAACTAAAGCTGCAAAAGGTTATTCAGCTGGATATATAGGCAAAAGTATAAACAGTGAGTATGGAGGGGTAAAACTATCTAACCCATCTTATGTTAAATATTATAAGGGCATGATTTAATGAACCTAACTAGAGATTTAGAAAAATTAAAAAAACAAAAACAGTTGAAAGAATCTGCAATTGCTCAACTTAGAAAAAGAAGTAAAGACTCTAATGCAAGACCAAAAGCAGAAAAAAATATATTATCGACTGATCCAAGAATGCAAAGAATTTAATGAGAGCCCATTATTCAAAAGGCACAATGCCTGCAAGAAACAAAAAAAATTTTAGATCTACTAAAAGTGGTGCTGGAATGACAAGAGCTGGAGTTAAGGCTTATAGAAGACTTAACCCTGGTTCTAAATTAAAAACAGCTGTGACGGGTAAAGTAAAACCAGGATCTAAAGCTGCAAAGAGACGTAAATCGTTTTGTGCTAGAAGCGCTGGACAAATGAAAAAGTTTCCTAAAGCTGCTAAAGATCCTAATTCTAGACTACGTCAAGCTAGAAGGAGATGGAAATGTTAAAAAACGGAAAAAAGAAAAAAATAAAAGGTGTAATTAAAGGTTTAAAAAAAGCTTCTAAATTACATGCGGGTCAAGCTAAAACATTAAAAGGAGTTATTAGTGGTAAAAAAACTAAATAAAGTAGCTAAAGCATTAAGTAAAGCTTCAAAGCTAATATAATTAAAAAACATATTAAGGATATGAAAAATGGCGGATCCAAAAAAAGGAACGGGTAAGAAACCACCCGGCACTGGTAGAAGACTATACACAGATGAAAATCCAAGAGATACTGTAAAGATAAAATTTGCAACACCAACTGATGCAAGAAAGACAGTGGCAAAAGTTAAAAAAATAAAAAAACCTTTTGCTAGAAAAATTCAAATATTAACTGTTGGAGAACAGCGTGCCAAAGTTATGAATAAAAACCAAGTCGCTGCTATATTTAAGAAAGGAAAGGAAGTGATAAGAAAAAATGAAAAAGGCAATACTAGACGCGCTTGAGGCAAGATACAATTCTCAAATAGCTGAGGCAGATGCAACAATAAAAATCTATTTAGAAAATAGTGTTGGTATTGGAGAGCATCCACAACACATTGATGAAGTAGATAAGCTAGTTCAGAAAATAGCTGATGCTCAAGAAAAGTTAAATGTCTTAAAAGACTTTGAACCAGAAAGGAGCATCTTATAATGGAAGATGGATTAGTAATTGTATCTAAATTACAAAAGTTAATGAGAAACAATTTACAAATTATTGGAGACACTATGATTACCGGTGGGGTTGACAATATGGAAAAATATAAGTATTTACTAGGACAAGCTAATACTTATCAAATTATGCTACAGGAAATCTCTAACCTGCTAGAAAATAAGGAGCAAAAAAATGACGAAGGAACAATCATCGACCTCAACTCAAGAGGTCCCAAAAGTTAAACTTGCACTTCAAGAAAAATACGAAGAGCAAGATAAAAAAGAAAATAAAAAACAAGAAGATTTATCTAACAAAGAATCCTCTAAGCTACCTAAACCGACTGGTTGGAGACTTTTAGTTTTACCTTTTAAAATGAAAGAAAAAACTAAAGGTGGTATAATTATGTCAGATATGACTATTGAAAGGCAACAAGTTGCCTCTCAATGTGGTTTAGTTGTTGCATTAGGTGAACAATGTTATGACAAAGAAAGATACCCAGAGGGTCCTTGGTGTAAAAAAGGTGACTGGGTTGTCTTTGCAAGATATGCTGGATCTCGTATTCAGATAGATGGTGGGGAAGTAAGATTGCTAAATGACGATGAAATATTAGCAACCATCGAAAACCCCGAAGATATATTTCATCAATATTAAACACATAGGAGAAAACTATGCCAGAAACAGAAACAGAAAATAAAAAAAATGTCCCCATGGTTGACATAGATACTTCAGGTCCTGAAGTAGAAGTTAATCTTGATGAGGAAAAGAAAGTTGAAGAACCAAAGGAAACAATACAAGTTGAGGAAGCAGAACCGAAACAAGAGATAGAAGTAAAAGAAGAAACAAAAAAAGAAGAAGAAACAGAAGAAAAGAAAAAAGAATTAGATGATTATAGTGAAGGTGTTCAAAAAAGAATTGCAAAGCTAACTAAGAAATGGCGTGAAGCTGAAAGACAAAAAGAAGCTGCCATACAGTATGCTCAAGGAGTTCAAAAAGAACAGGAAAGTTTAAAAACCAAACTATCAACCATCGAACCTAATTATGTAACTGCTATGGAAGGCAGAGTAAAATCTGGCCTACAAGCTGCTCAAGCTGCGTTAGTAAAAGCAAGAGACGAAGGCAATGTTGCAGCTGAGGTAGAGGCACAAAAAATGATTGCAAGATTAGGTGTAGAAGAGGCTAGAGTTGCTAATATTAAAAAAACAAACGAAAATAAAGCTCCGGAGACAAAATCTCCAACTTTAGAACAAGCCATTGCACCAACTCAACCACCTGCAGATCCTAAAGCTGAAGAATGGGCTGAAAAAAATCCGTGGTTTGGATCAAATAGTGCAATGACCTACACAGCGTTTGATTTACATAAAAAACTAACAGAGGAGGAGGGTTTTGACGCTCAAACTGATGAGTATTATGCAGAGATTGATAAACGTATGAGACTTGACTTCCCGCATAAATTTGGTAAAACTGAAGCAACGGTTACGACTAAGCCTACACAAACAGTCGCTAGTGCGAAGCGAAGTGTAAATACTAGTCGCAAAACTGTGAGACTCACGCCCTCTCAGGTAACAATCGCTAAAAAATTAGGTGTGCCACTAGAAGAATATGCGAAACAATTAAATATCACGAAGGAGTAAAAGCATATGGAAAATAAAAAAGTAAACTCTCGTGCGAGTCAAACAAAAGTTCAAGAACAGAAAAAAGTTTGGACTCCACCATCATCTTTAGATGCACCACCTGCACCAGATGGTTTTAAACATAGGTGGATAAGAGCTGAATCGATGGGTTTTGACGACACATCAAATATGTCAGCTAAGTTGAGATCAGGATTTGAGTTAGTGAGAGCTGATGAATATTCTGATGTAGACTATCCACAAGTTCAAGACGGTAAATACAAGGGGGTGATCGGAGTTGGCGGCCTTTTGCTGGCAAGGATACCTAATGAGATTGTTAAAGCGCGCGAAGAGTATTTTGCAAAACAAACTCAAGAACGAAACGACGCGATAGAAAACGACCTTATGAAGGAACAGCATCCAAGTATGCCGATCAATAGTGATCGACAGACTCGTGTAACCTTCGGTGGTACAAAGAAAAGTTAATTTTTTAACGATTCCTACCCAACGAATAAATTAAACCGTCTACTTCGGTAGACATAAGGAGATAATACTATGGCTAATAAAGACGCGGCTTTTGGTTTTAAACCTACAAGACATCTTACAGGTGGAAAAATCAGAGCTGAAGAGTTCACTATAGCTGCAAACCACGGCACATCCATTTTTAATGGTCAAGTGGTTGAAGCAGTTACAGGGGGCGGTATTGAACAAGCAGCAGCTGGGGACACTCAACAATTAGGTGTGTTCGGTGGTTGTTTTTTCACTGACCCAACATCGGGTAAACCTACATTTAAAGCTTTCTATCCTGCAAGCACAAACGCTTCAGACATAGTGGCTACAGTGTATGCGGATCCTAATATCGTGTATGAAGCACAACATGATGGAACAGGAACAGCGGCGATGAATTTTGGTGGATTTGATTTTGTTGGAACGAGTGGAAGCACTCTTTCTGGACAATCAACTTCAGAAATTGATACGTCATCTCTTGCTACATCAGGTGGTTTCAAACAAATTGGTATATCAAAAGATCCGGAAAATAGTGACACAAGTTCAGCAAATGTGAATGCATATGTTGTATTCAACACTGGTGAACATGTGTTTAAATTAACAACAGGCTTAAGTTAATAGCTTAATAGGAGTATAAATTATGGCAATATCAAGAGCACAACTAGTTAAAGAACTAGAGCCAGGTTTAAATGCACTATTTGGCCTGGAATATAAAAACTACGCAGATGAACATGCAGAAATTTTCGATATCGAAAATTCTGACAGATCTTTCGAAGAAGAAGTGATGTTATCTGGTTTCGCTAATGCTTCAGTTAAACCTGAAGGATCTAGTGTTAACTTTGATACAGCACAAGAAACTTTCACTGCTAGATACACACACGAGACACTTGCTTTAGCGTTCTCAATCACTGAAGAAGCGATTGAAGACAACTTGTATGACAGACTTGCGTCTAGATATACAAAAGCATTAGCTAGATCTATGGCAAATGCTAAACAAGTTAAAGCAGCAAATGTATTAAACAATGCATTTGATTCGTCTTTCACAGGTGGGGATGGTAAAGAGCTTTGCGCTACTGATCACCCTATCAT